GCCGCGGTAGAGGACGCGAAAGCAGAGATCGGGGAGGGCCTAGTCGACGCCCTCGAGGCCGCGACCGGCGCGATGGGTGGCGCGGGCGGGATGGCCGACAGTATTAGCAGCGCGGGCGTGTTCGTCGGGGACCTGACCCGCGGAGTAGGCCTACTCATAGGCGAGATGGAGGACCTTGTCGACGGGCTCGGAAACCAAACCGACGCCACAGAGGACGCGACCGAGGACTCCACCCTCCTAAACTCGGCCCTCGGAGTGATGAGAGTCACCTACGGGCTCGTCACACTCGGGGCCAGTGAAGCCGCTATCGCCGTCGCCTCCTCAGGAACCGAGATGCGGATCGCCGCAGACGCCGCCGACAGCCTCTACGACTCCACGATAGCCCTAGCCCAAGCACAAAGAGCCCAAGCCTACGAGGAGAAACTAGCCAAAGCCGACAATATAGCGTCGGCATACGACTCCGGTGTAGCGCGACTCCAAGAGGCCGACCGCGTAGCGAGACTGACCAAGATCCTCGGGCACGTCCCCGGCCTACTCGACGACGGAACAGACGCCCTGAAAAGGAACACCGGCGGGTCGGGCCGGGCGTCCGACGCCACAGAGAACCTCACCAAGAAACAAAAGGAACTACTCAAAACCAACGAAGTACTCAGCGCGTCCTACTCCCAGACAGCCACAGACCTCCTCACCCAGATCGGGCTTCTCGAGGACGCCGCCGGATCCGTACGCGACTACGCCTCCTCAATCCAAGGGAACCTACTCGCCGGGATCGACTTCGAGGCCGCCTACTCGGGACAATTCGATCAGGCAGGGCAAGCGACCGGGATCAGTCTCATCGAAGGGTTTAACAAACAAATCGAGCAGGCAACCTACTTCGGGAACGTCCTCACAGCCATCAAAGCCCAAGGCGCAGACCAGTCACTCATCGAACAAATCGCGTCACTAGGCCCGATCACCGGGTCGGCACTCGCCACGCAGCTCCTCGAGGACGGGCTCGTCCCCACAATGAACGACAAATGGAACAGTGTGCAGGAGACCACGGCAGGCCTAGCGATGGGCCTAGTCCCCGAGTTTCTCCACGCCGGGGTCACGTCCGGGATCGAAACCGTGAACGGCCTCGCCGAACAACTCTCGAAAGAAGGCGGCCGCCTCTCCAAGATAGGGAAAAAGATAGCGAAACCCGTAGGGGCGTCATTCAAGGCGCAACTAGCGAAAGACGTCGCGGAGGCTATCCGATCAGTGGAGGCCGCCGGCACGGCCGCGAGAGCGGAGAAAGTCGCCCAAGCCGAAGCGAACCAGGCGGCAATCACGGCCCAAGCGGTCGGCCTAGCCTTGTCGAAACTTATCCGTAATAGTGACTCGCGCTCCGGTGCGGCGGTACAGCCGGTGCTCACATGACCGAGCCCATAGTCGTAACGATCAACGCGGCCGAGGTGGATCTGACATTCGTCGACTTCGACTTGTCGATTACTCACGGCCGTAGCGACGTCACGTCACCCCCGACGTCGAGCACTTGCCAACTTGTTATCCGTGGCGCGACCGGGCCCGCGTTCGACATTTCCGACGCCGTCACTGTCACGGCCCACGGTGTCGCCCGGTTCGCGGGAACCATATCGGACCTCGACGTTAACTTTATTGGCACTAATCCCCCAAAAGCCATCACCACGGTCACGGCCATGGGTAACCTCGCGGCACTCGGGCTCCAAGAAGTCGGGGCGGCCGGGTGGACAGAACAAACCGCAAGTCAGCGCGTAACCGGGATCCTGACCGCGTCCGGGTTCAGTTACCTAAACGGCGCAGACACGGACATAACCCTCAAAGCCGTCGCCCTTGTGGACGCCACACCTACCACGGCACTCGACGCCCTCTCCTCGATCGCATCCGGGACGGGCGCAACCTACTTCGACGACCCTAACGGCCGGATCGTGTTCGAGTCCTACGGTAACCGGGGACTCACGACGTTCGCGGGCGTGTGGGCCGCACAGCCCGACACCTGGACTGCCACTAGCGGGACGTGGGGGTCGTTCCCCGTGGAGACGACGAGCACGACGATGGACACGGCCGGGGTCATGTTCGCCCCACAATGGGCCAAAAACCTTGAGCCCCTCATCAACGACGTCACCGTGACCTACGGGACGGACACCAGCGTCAACCAGAGCGACGCGGCGTCGATCGCGGCTTACGGGAAACGGGAATACCGCCTCGAGACGCAGATCAAAACCGTCACCGACGCCACCACTAGGGCCGCGTCCATCATTACGGCCCAAGCGAACCCGCTGTGGAATCTCGGCCAGATCTCGATCCTCGTCCACGAACTCGACGCGGCCGATATCACGGCCCTCATGGAGTTAGTGTCCGGGGATCTCGTCATCGTCGACGGGCTACCCGCCCAGGGCCCTTACGACGTGTTCGAGGGGATAGTTGAGGGGTGGACGGACAATTATTCCCAAGGTAACCACACCCTCACCATGTCACTGTCGGATCCTAGGTTTAGTTACCAGATCCTTAAGTGGGTGGACGTGTTGCCGGAGTTGACGTGGGGCGAGGTTGACGCCGCGGCACAGTGGTTTGAGATAGTATCCAACAACGATCTAGTAGGAGTGTAAAGTTATGGCAACAACAGCAGTAGGTAACCCGTACGTCGAGTCGAGCGACTTGGTGGCGAACTACCCGGGAGTTTCGGAGACCCTCGCGGAGCGCATCGACGTGGTCGGGGTTAACCCGTTCGCTGATGCGGCGGCCCGAGCGACGGCGATACCGTCGCCTGTTGAGGGGCAAATGTCGAGTCTTGCCGACACTGACAGCGTGGAGAGGTACGATGGGAGCGCGTGGGTCGCAGTGGGGCCTGGAAAAATATTGCAGGTGGTGAGGGCAACGGATAGCACAAACCGATCCACGACGAGCACCAGTTTCGTCGATGCGTCGATATCTGTGACAATCACTCCACAAAAATCCACTAGCGCAGTCTTGCTCATGTGGGGGGCGCGTGGAGATGTCAGCGCCAGTGGCACTCCGTCCAATTTACAAATCACAGATTCCAGCAACACTGCAATTTCTGGTGCGGAGGAGGCTCAAATCTTCTCGGCAAGCGGTGGGGCAATTTCAGCTCCGGCATTTATTGTTGCGTACGATTCTCCAGCCACCACTAGCGCGACCGTCTATAAAGGCCGATTCAGAATTATCACTGGGGGTGGAACTTTTTCAATCCGAAACGATTTACAGACTGGACAACTTTACGCATTGGAGATTGGCGCATGATAAACACAGTTGAAGCCGTATCAAGTTTACGCCCTAACGTCGAATGGAGTATGTCCGGTGATGACGTCGAAAACATCACTTGGCACACCAAGGGAGCCAAACCGCTTACTACGGCAGAAGTGGAGGCGGAGATGCAGCGACTCGAAACCGTGGCCGCGGCCCGCGTCACCTCGGACGCCGCCGACCGGCTCGCCGCAATAGAACACGCCAAAGGCCTCGGCTTCACGGACGCAATGATCGCAGTCATGTACCCGCAACTATTGGAGGCATAATGGAAAACGACGAAAACCCCCAAGAAACAGAGCAAGTCGAGGCAGAGGAGAAGCTCAAAAAGAAGGCGGCCCCGAAACCGGCCACACCCGTAACCTCGACCGAACGCGCCCGCGCAATCGTCCGAGCAAAACTAGCCGCCCGCTAACCCCGTGACGTTCGGCGACTGGGTAGGCCTACTAGCCACAACCCTCGTAATACTGGCAACAATGGGAGCCGGGCTAGTGTGGCTTATCCGCAACGTCGTGAGGGACGAGATCGCCAAGGCCACAATGTCGATACAGCCCGGCTACTACAACTCAGGCGAGTCACTCGGCGACATATCCAAGAAAGTATCCCGAATAATGGACCATATCGGTTTGGAGGAATCATGAAGAATTGGCTAGCATCAACGTGGGAAGGCTCCATCGTCAAGATCGCCGGAGGCGCAGGGTTAGGCGCACTCCTCTCCTACCTAATGACCGCTGACGTCCACCCCCTCATCGTGGCATTATCGGCCGCGGTAATCCCGGTACTCATCAACGCCCTCAACGTCGACGACCCCAGGTACGGGAGAAACAGTCATGGCGACACTCTGTAAAGGCGGTGTCCGGCTACGCGACCAGATAGACCGCAGGTGGCCGAAGCGTGACAAACGCTCCGACGGGTGGATCGGGGACAGTGCACACGCCGCCCGCAAATCCGACCACAATCCGAACAAGGCCGGAATCGTCCACGCCATAGACATAACAGAGAACCTAGGCAAAGGCAAGAACCGCAACGGCAGATCAGCCCGCCGCCTCACTAACGAGCTCCTCGAGTACGCGGCCAGTGGTCTCCCCGGATCTAACCGGCTCAAATATGTGGTGTACGAGAACCGCATCGCCTCCGGATCGTACAAAAGTAGTTTTTGGACGTGGCGTAGCGGGTCATGGGGACATACGGCTCATGTACATGTTAGTTTCACTAGCAAGGCAGACCGCGACGGGACGGCGTACCCGCTGCCCATCCTCACCCGGTCGCCCGCCCTGAAAAGGAAACGCCGCAAAGAACTAAACAAAGCACTCAAAGCAAGCAAATAAGGTACTCTGGATCCTCGAAAGGGGAACACATGACCGAATATATTAAACCCGGCGAAGCCGCCGAATTGCTCGGTGTAAGCCGGGACTCCATTAGACGGTACGCCGACGCGGGCCACATAGACGCCATTACCACACCCGGCGGACAACGTAGAATCGACCGGCACAGCGTCGAAACGTACACCGGCAAACGAACACGGATCAGTAGCACGGTGACCGTGATTGAACAGCCGTGCTAGGCGAGATTGTGTTGTGTGCGGCACTAATAACAGCACCGGCTTGCGTGGCTAACTCCGCCGACGCGAAAGACTGGAAAGGCCACGAACCTAGCCTGTACACCGGGAAGCATTATCACAAGAAATGGGCAGGGGTTCGCAAGTGCATAATGCACAGGGAATCCCGGTCTAACTATAGGGCCCGTTCGTCGATTAGTACGGCATCTGGGGCTTACCAATTCTTGGACTCACAATGGCGAGTTAGCCTGACTTGGATGATGCTTAAAGAATCGAAAAGCTCAAACGACGGTTTAGCCGCGGACATTCGCGCATTACGGGAAAAGCCGATACAAAAATGGAACCGCTACTACCAAGACCGAGCATTCTATACAGCCTGGGATAATGGAAGGGGCGCGGATCATTGGAACCTAACGAGACACGGATGCTGACCAGTTACCATGTTTTCGAGATGAGCGACCTAGACGTGCATGGGCAAGTGCTTATCGTGCTTAGGGACGGTAAACCGACCCTAAGTTACCGTGAGTTTACGTCGCACAGGTGGAGCCCTGAGATTATGCCTAACACGCCGAATCCGTGAAAGTGCTTGACAGTGCGCCACCGGATCATAAAGATAGGCTCACGGACATACCAGCGGACGGGAAGCCGCAGACCTCGACCATATGAGAGCCGGGGATGTCTCCGGTGGGGCTCCTTTCTAGTGGGGAGCCTCACCAACACACTAGCCACTAGGACGAAAAGGGGAACAGTGAAAGAACAGCCAGCACTCTTTGACCATATCGGCGACCTTAATCTAGACATGCCGCCACACTCATGTACCGGCCTACTCTGCACATACTGCGAACGATTCAACCGTGAGGACGCCCACACGCTAGCCATGATTGACCCTAAATGGCGGATGTTAGCCACGATATACCGCAAAAACATCGCGATAGGTGGCCTTATGACAGCGGATGACCTGATAGAGCACATAGGGTTACCGGCGGGTTCGTCGAATCAAGTCGGCGCGCTATTCCGTTCATGGCATCAAGCCGGCCTAATTGCTTCACAAGGGAACTACGTGCTCAGCACACGGGAATCTAATAACAGCCGTTCCATACGGGTCTGGAGGCGCACAGCATGAGCAACGAACTACTAGGCGTCATATGCCTAGCCGTCGGCCTGACCATTGGACTTGCATGGGGACGCCTAGGAGGTCGAGGATGAGCGGATACAACCTCGACGGTTATATTGACGTCCCTAGCCGAATAAAGTTGTTCAAGGCCGCATATCCGGATGGATCCTTGCAAATGGATCCACCGGAGTTCGTCGAGGTTGAGGGCAAAAAATGGGTTATTGGACGGGCATATGCCTACCGCACACCCGATGACCCACGGCCCGGCATCGGTACGGCGTGGGAGATAGTCCCGGGCACGACACCATTCACTCGTGGATCAGAGTTGCAAAATCTTGAGACGAGTTGTTGGGGTCGGTGCATTGGGGCCCTGGGAATCGGTGTGGATGCCAGTATCGCCACACTGGACGAAATCCAACACGCCACAGAGCGCAAAAAAGTCATGCGCACAACACAAGCCGACCCGGACGACCCATGGACAACACAAGAACCACACGTATTTGTCGAGAAGGAAGGTGCTCGCAGCCTAGGAGCCACGACTAAAGGGTCGTCGATGTACCCGGCGACAGCTGCACAAGTCAAAGCGATTCACGCGATCCTAGGTAAGCAAGGCGTGAAAGAGGATCTCGACAAATTAGCGAAAGTCAACGAGTACCTAACCGGGCACATGTCCGAGGCAGTGGCTTCGATTACTGACCTTGATAAGCACACAGCATCCCAGTTCATAGACCATCTACAATCTAACCCGCCATGATGCTAGGAGTAGCGCGTGATGCCCTTGCGCTCGGATCTTGAAAGGGTAGGCGATTGACCAGTATGCCGGAGGAAATAGCACTGGCCTCGCGTAGCACAGGCGACACGCCCGACC